GAAGAAAAAAAAGTAATGGGGCAAGACGTTGATTTAGATGACTTATATCCTGAACACTTTATTACTGAGGTAACATCAGCACGTAATGAGGAAAATATAAAACCATTATTATTTCCAGATGAACAATATCATATGTTTGGAGCCGAATGTGATAATTATGCTATTACCTCATATGGTAGAATCTTTAACGCAAACTTAATAACTCAAAGTAAAGTATATTTTTATCAAGAAGATATAAAGGTGTGTGTTAGATTAAATAAAATTAATTTTGCGCCGGAGTTTATGAAACACGGATGGTCGTTTGATATAGACGAAATTAAACGCCGATATGATGAAAATAAATGGAGATATAACTATAAAGGAAAAACACACAATGTCAAAAACTGAAGCAATATTTAATGGGCGTTATGTATCATACAAGTATCGTATGTATGTATATACATCACACATAAGGAACACATAAGATGGCTGGAAAAAAATTAACAAAAAACGAAACAGACTCTCGTATAGCAAAATGTTATGAGATGAGATATAATAGTGACAATAAATTAGGATTCAAAGAATGGATACAATATTGTCACAAAACATATAATGACAAGAGTGAAATACAATACTCAGCATATTGGGCTTCATCAACAGCATTATATCAGGAACAATGGCGTGAAAAATTATCTAAGCAATTAGACCCTGCTGTAAACACATTAATTGAATTATTAGCAGATGATTCACCCCAAATTAGACAACGTGCTGTAGACCAGATTATGAAGTATACAGGTAACGATATTCAACAAATTGAGGCGAAAATACAAGGTAATGTAGAACTAAGTTGGGGCAGTGAATTAAATGAGGATAGAGGAATTTAAAACAGGTAGTTACTTTAGAAAAATAACCTATGATGGTGATATAATGATTGAATGGGAAGATAATTGGGGTAATGGTGAACATTATAAACTAATAGAGGGTAAATGGAAAGCAATTAAACCATACACACCACAAATAATCATTCAACGTAAACGTAAACATAATAGCTGGGATAAATGAACGTTAAATTATTTAGTCCTCATAAGGGGCAGAAAGCAATTATAGACGGCTTCGCTGATAGCGAACATAAGTTTGGTATAGTGGCTACAGGCCGTCAGTTCGGTAAATCATTATTAGCACAAAACCTAATGCTGTATTGGTTATTGAAAACACCTAATCAAAAAGGTAGCTGGATAGCACCTGTGTATAATCAATGTAAAAAAATATTTGATGAACTAACTAATGCGGCACATACAATCATTACTAAACAAAATAAAGCAGACCTTACAATCACATTTATTAACGGGTCTACTCTACAATTTTTATCCACTGATAATTATAATACTATACGCGGTTTTAGTTTTAATTATGTAGTAATAGATGAGGCAGCGTTCGTAAAACAAGATGCTATTGAGCAAGCAGTATTACCTACGCTAACTGCAATTGGTAAGAAATGCCTAATCATATCTACACCTAAATCTAAGAACTGGTTCTATGAGTATTTTTTACGTGGTAACACGTCTAATAGTGTCTATATATCATTTAAAGGCATCTCACGTGACAATCCATACGTTGATAAAGACTTCATTATAGAACAACATAAGTCATTACCACGTGAGATTTACTATCAAGAATATCTTGCGGAATTTACAGATGCAGGTAATGATGTATTTACAAACTTGGATTTAGTATGTATGTTAGATGAATGGGGAATACCAAACAGAAGTGAACGTTATTTTATCGGAGTTGATACTGGAATCTCTAACGATTTCACAGTTTGTTCTATCCAAAGCGAATCCGGAAGAATCGAAAAAATTCTTAGAACTAATGGACGCACATTTGAAGAAATTGGAAAGGATATCATACTTGAGTGTAATAGATGGAATATCGTGGGAGGATTTTGCGAAACAAATGGGATTGGATTAGCAATGTATGAGTTATTAAAACCACGTATTAGAAAACTAGTTGGATTTACCACTACTCAAGACAGTAAAACTAAAGGTGTACGTAAATTAATTTATGATATACAGGAGGGTAAAGTAGAATTACCATCTAAAGCCTTAATGCCTGAAGTATTTAATGAAATGAGTGCTTACACGTTCAAGTATGCTGCTAATGGTAATATATCATTTACACACCCAAATGGAATGCACGATGATATAGTTGATGCTATTATGTTGTCTAATTTATCCAGAAACGAACACGCATTCACTAAAAATAAATTATATATAGGTAACTCAAATAAAACACAAAAACAAGACTATGGGATTCGAATTTAAATCAGACCAACCAGACAATAAAATGGTTGACAGCGTAACAAGATTATCAGTTAATAATCAATTAGTAGGCGAGCACGCTATGGCTACATTAGTAGAAGAGGACTTAACACAAGCAGTATTTGCTGAAGGTGAGGAAGAACAACTAGCAATTCAATTTATTGAGGAAACTGGTTTATATACTAAGTTCCTATTGTATTGTGGAATACAAGAACAATTAAAAAACCTTAAGTTAAGCGTGGCTACGCCAAACGAATAACTTATATTTATTGGTGTTGGGTTTTAGTTCTGCCATTTTATTTCCCAACTCAGTTTGTTATTGATGTATAATAGGGGGGTGTAGCAGTATTTGCTCTTCTTTCATAAAATAATTCCCCCCTACATCATTCTTTTATCTTTCTTGCAAGTAAATTTGGATACCCAAGAGGCATTTCGTATATTCACGGCATAATAAAAAATAAAAATGGAAAACAAAACATTCAAATCGACCCCGTTCACACCAGAACAACAACAATGGATTGCTGAACAAGAAGCAATTATGCGTCAAGAAAATTTAACATCAGCTATTGAAGAGTTAACAAATGAAGTTACTGAATTTAGAGCTGCTATTAACAATTTAAATAATATGTTATTTGCTTTAGTAAATACATTAGACAAAAAATAAAGAAAAATGCGAAGGGGGTTGGAATCCCAACCCCTCTTTCGTATATTAACGGTATAATAAGAAACAAAAAAAAAATAAGGCAATGTATAAAACACAATTAGTTACGACCAAAGGAGATTCAATTAGAACATTCATCTCCTCATCACGCCCATCTACTAGATTTGGTAGCGAGGGATGCGAAATCACTTACACAGACAACGACACCAGTTTTACAATTATGGGTTCGTGGAATGTTATCATTGAGAAAGTTGATGATAAACAATTAGTAGAAAAACTGTAATACGCTCATATCACAGCAATTGAACCTCAGCAATGAGGTTTTTTTGTCTAGTTTAAGTTCAAAAACGTTCAACCCACATATTTATTAACGATGGAAATAACAACCAATATTCCCGACTACTTTACAGTCAAACATTATAAGCAGTTTAGCGTCCTAAAGTCATTAGATGATATGGAGCAAAAACTACACGTTATACAAGTATTAACAGGCGAGTCAATGGAGACAGTGCTAAAATGGCCTGTTCCGTTTATTATACAACTATATGCGAAATTAAACGAACTAATAGGTGGTGTAGAACCAGAATTTTATCCTATAATTGAGTGGGAAGGTAAACAATATGGTTATCGTCCAATGCATAAAATGTTGTTGGATGAATATATTGACTTAGATATGTTGGTTAAAGATACTGACAGAAACATAAATGATATATTAGCTATATTATATCGTCCAATTACTAAAAATAAACTACCAAACGGTAATTTTACATTAAAAAATACTGTTAAAGTATTACAAGGACAAATTGATAACGGATTTAATTATTATGAAATAGAAAAATATGATAATACTATTCGAGAAGAACGATCCCCACAATACGATAGTTTTCCAGCTTCGATGGCGTTAGGCGCTTTGGGTTTTTTTTTAGACAGCAAGCTCTCACTCTTAAAAAGTACAGCGTTTTATTTCCCACAATGGGAGTCAGTGATGAACGAAGTGAAGAACAAAAGCTCGAAGATCAAAAGAGCATTAGCTCGCACTACGGTTGGTTATATATCCTCCACCAACTTGCTCAAAGTCCCGTCTTACAACTCACAGGCGATAAATGTATAACAGATTTAAACACAATATTTGCCTTTGATTATTTATCAATGATATCAGAAATAACATTAGAACAAAATGAACGAATTAGAAAACAACAACGAAGCTGATTTAATGCCAGCTAAAAAATCAGGAACTAAAGGATATATTTTATCACCTTTAGAGGCATCAATCCAATCACGTAGAAATAACTTAAATTTTCCTGCTTTACAAGCAATGTTTGAATTAAAGGAAGATGAATTACAATCAATTTTAGATAAATTACCTCCAATCGAGGACTGTAACTGTTAATTATGGCTGATTTTCCTACCTATAGCTACATCGTTGAGCAGTTTAGAACTGCCTGTGCTGAACATTTAGCAATAAATGAATTTGGTGAAGGTAGTATCGACCGATTAGACAGTTTATCTCAAAACGTTAAATACCCATTAGCATTTTTACGTCCAATCCAATCAAATGGAATTAGATTAAATCCAAATGGTGTATCAGGTGCTCGCTCACTTAATTTTGAGTTTTATATGATGGATGTTCCTCAATTAACTGATGTTGATGTATTACAATTACAATCTCAAACTGAAATTTATTTGTATGACATTATTGCTTACTTTAACTTAGGTTCAGACCAACAATTAGAATTTATTACATTAAACAGTATTTCTCCATTATATGAGGCATTCAATGATAGAGTAGCTGGATGGGTATCTAATATAACAGTTAACACTCAGGCAACATTAGACTTCTGTAACTTTCCTAAATTACCATAATGGCTGATTCACCTCTACAACAAGCAATACAACAAGTAGGCAATCAAATAGTTGCTGAAATGAGAGCTACATTACAACGTAATGGAAATGATAATACAGGTCAGTTATCAAACTCAATTGTCGCTACTGTGGAAGGAACTGAATTAATTATATCAATGGATGAGTATGGTAAGTGGGTAAATGATGGAGCAGAACGTGGATCAGGTAGAAAACCACCTATTAGAGCTATTGAACGATGGATAGCTAAAAATGGTATTACACCTAAACAAGGTATATCACGTAAACAATTACCTTTTGTCATTCAAATGTCTATTGGTAAACGTGGACAAACAAGAAGAAAAGCATTCCCATTCATTGAACCATCAATACAAACAATATTATCAAAAGATTTAGACGGTATATTTGGTAAAGCCATAGATACCTTATCAAAACAATATTTTAAGAAATGAGTATTTTAATAACACAAGCAGCAGCCCAATTAAACTTAGCAAGCAGTGATATGCTATGGGAGGTTACCTCCTCATTCACTGGCTCAGCTCAATACCAGTATATATCAGTACTTAGAGACGGAACAAATACAACATTAACTACAATTAAACAACAACCTAACCCTTCAGGTTTTGGTGTATTTAACTTAGGTAGAATTGTACCTCAATATCTTGGATTTGATACAGAACAATTTGATATGGGTGCTGATGGTTTATTTTATAAAAACCAAAATACAGCTAAATTCTTTAAAGTAGCATTTGGTGAACAATATGGTACATCAGTATCCTCGTCTGTTAGCATTTATAACGGTATAGTAAACAATGTAACTGGTAGTCCAGCACAGACGGGTTCTATACCTTATTATTATTTAATAAACGGTATAGTAGATCCTAATAGTGGTGATTGGAACTGGAATACAAGTTCATATTACTCACCTCAAACTACTCCTTCATCTGCCTCATTTACTAAAAATGTAGCATTAACAGATGCACCACGTTCACAATCAGCTAGACCGACAGATTACCTTACTATAGCGTCTATAAACGCATCACTCAATGGAAGCACCACAGTGGCACAAGACATTTATGCTGTTGATTTAAACGTATATTATACGGGTTCTTTAGTTCATACAGCATCATTTTTTAATGAAGCTCCTAACAATAGTGTTTACTATGGAGGACCAAGAACATCAAAAGCACAATTATGGTCTGCTGTAGCAACAGTACAAACAGGATCTAATAATTCAGGTTCACAATCATCAGGTTCATTCTTATTACATTTAGGAATTGGACCTCAAAATATTACTAATGATGGTAACTTTGATTTTAGTGCACAAAATTGGGATTTTTATAATGTTACTTTAAGACCACAACGTTCAGCTAATACAATTAATACAAGCGCAAGTTGGGATAAATTTACTATTACTAAATCAGATGGTAATTGTGGATATGATGGAGTTAGATTTGCTTGGATAAATGATTATGGTGTATGGGATTGGTTTACATTTACATTAGCTAGTAATAAAATAACTAATATGGAACGAAATGCTTTTAGAGCTAATTTTGTTCCTTATAACACATTAACAACATCAGCTGTCTATAATATTAGACGTAGAGGTGAAAGTTATTATGATATAAATCTTAATGAAATATTCACTGCAAATAGTGATTTCTTAACACAAGAGGAAGCTGATTGGGTACAAGGATTATTTTATTCACCAAATGTGTATATACAAGATGGATCAACTATGTTACCTATCGTTATTTTAGATAATAACTTTGTATCTAAAACAAACCCACGTACACAGAAAAATTTCCAATACCAAATAACATTTGCCCTTGCTAACAGTAAACGTTCAAGATAATGAGTAAAGAATTTGAAGTAGTATTAAGAGCATTTAATAATAATAATCAAAAGTTTGATTTAGAAGTTATTGATAGTGTAGCATTAAAATTAGATATTAGTGCTATTGAATCCCAAGAAATAGGTGAATTGTTTGGTATATCATCTCAAACATTTACTATTCCAGGTACTGATAATTCTAATCAATTTTTTAATAATGTATTTGATTTAGGAGCTACACCAGCGGTAGCATTTAGTAAAACAGTACCTTGTCAGGTATTAGTTGATGGTCAATCTGTATTCACAGGTAAATTATATATTGCTGAAGTTATATCTGATGATGATAATGATATTATATATAATTGTGTTGTAACTAATGAAACTTTT